GTATATTGACACGTATCGGTTTCATGTTACCTTCGGGTGCGTTAGAACCGATCGGTTCCGTTGTGGAGGATAGAAACGGTTATGCGAAACGCACAAACATTAAGACAGTGGCAGATCGTTCGGCACGTTTCCGTCAATCGATGGTCTACGGTCGAATCACTCGCCCGACTTACCGAGCGATCACCAAAAACGATTCGTCGCGACATTAAGGCGCTACGCGGAGCGGGATTCCCGATCGAGGTAAAGAAGCTCGACGAGAACCTGCCTCAATACATTCGCGTCGCCGGGTATTGGATCAACATGCAACCGCCGCCGCTCGACGGTCGCCTGCCAGGGTTCGGTCGCCACCGCATCTTTCAACGGCAATGGCACGTCCTTCATTTACTCAAGGCCGGAATCGAAACAGCCGAATTGTCCGGCATCCTTCGCTGTACGAGTAAGACCGTCTATCGCGATCTTGACACGCTTATCTGGGCGGGCTTCCCTATCGATCGCGAGCGCGAATTCCGCAGCAGCAACGTCATGTTGAATCGCGACTGGACAGAACGTCACGTCGCCACCATTCCCGACCAAACCGCAACCCAGAAAATTTTCGCCTAAAGGAGAACGATGAAAACACTTCCCGAAGCCTTTATTTGTAAGAACCGAGAGGAATGGCTGAAAGCACGCCGGTCTGGTATCGGCGCGTCTGACGCCGCCGCGATTCTCGGACACAGCCGGTGGCGATCGCCGCTCGATCTGTTCTGCGACAAGATCGGCCTGGCGAAGCCTGAAACCGAAACGCCCGAGTGGATCGAGTGGGGCAACATCCTTGAGCCGGTCATCGCCGAGAAGTACAGCGAGCGCACGGGCTTCTACCTCGATGATCCCGGCCGCTACACCATTCAACGCAGCAAGGATTTTGGCTACCTGCTCGTCACGGTCGATCGCTTCATTGTCGGCCAGCGAAACGACAAGGATAGCGATGTCGTTTTCGGCACCGACGATCGCGGCATCCTCGAATGCAAGAACGTCGCCGGGTTCAAAGAGGACGAATGGGAAGACGAGCTCCCCATCGAATATCAGATCCAGATGCAGCACGCCTTCATCGTTACCGGGCTGAAGTGGGGCGTGTTCGCGGTTCTCTTCGGCGGCCACAAGCTCGAATGGTTCCCCGTCAAGCGCAACGACCGCTTTTGCGCGTATCTGCTCGAACAGGAAACCGAATTCTGGCGACGTGTGACCGAGAACGATCCGCCACTGGCTGATGGATCCAATTCGAGCAAGGAAGCGTTGAAACGGCTGTACCCGAACGAAAAAGGCACGAGCGTCACGCTGCCCGCCGAACTGGCTGCGCTCGACGTCCGCCTGGAAGGCACAAAGAAGGCGATCAAACGACTCCAAGCCAAGGAGGCCGAAATCTCGAACCTGCTCAAGCAGCAGATCGGCGATAACACCTTCGGCAGAATCCCCGGCCACACCCATTACTACTCGCTGAAAACCACCGAACGCGGCGCATACAGCGTCGAGCCGACTTCATTCCGACAACTAAGGAGACACAAAAACTAATGAGCACCGTACCTGCCCCGATGAACAGAGCACAGCAGCAAGTCGTCACGATCCGCGATCTTCTGGACAAGCAGAAGAAGCAAATCGCGCTCGCACTGCCGAAGCACATGACGCCCGAACGCATGCTGCGAATCGTCATGACGTCGATCCAGAAAACGCCAAAGCTGCTCGAATGCACGCGCGAATCGCTTCTGGCGTCGATCATGCAAGCCGCGCAACTCGGCCTTGAGCCGGATGGCGTTCTCGGCCGCGCCTACCTGATTCCGCGAAAGAAGAAAGGCACCTGGGAATGCCAGTTCCAGACCGGCTACAAGGGGCTGATGGACCTTGCCTACCGCAGCGGGCAGGTCGCTTACATCGCCGCCGAAGTCGTCCACGCGAAAGACATTCTCGAAGTGAATCTCGGCACAGAGCGATCGCTGAAGCATCGACCGTATGAGCCGACCGACGAGAAGGACGACGCGGGACCGGTTCGCGCGTTCTACGCCGTGTCGAAGCTGAAGGACGGCTCGACGCACTTCTATTTCATGTGGAAGGGCGACGTCGATCGAGTGCGCGACGAGTACTCCGACGCAGCCGACACCAACAACCAATACGCCCAGTATTCCCCGTGGAACACGAATCAACTCACCTACGAGGAGATGGGCAAGAAAACCGTCCTGCGCCGGTTGTGCAAGACGCTGCCCGCCTCGACCGAGGACGTCAAGCTTCACGCGGCGATCGTCGCCGAAGAGCGTAGCGAAGTCGGACTGCCGACCGATCTGGGCGACGTGATCGACATTCCGCAGGCAGAAGTCACGGGCGAGACGACAGAGCAGCCGGCCGCACCTGAAAAACCCTCGGCACTCGACAAGATCGTGAACGAGGCGAAGGCGAAGCCAGCCGACGACGACGACCAGCCCATTACCGAGGAACAGTTCCGCGACACGTTGGCACTCGCCGACGAATTCAAGGTGAAGCTCGCGGACATCAACAAATTCTTGCCGACGATCGGGCACAAGAAGCTGTCCGAAGTCAGCCGCAAAGACCACGCACGCGTGATCGATTTCATCAAGGCGCAGAAGTAACAACCGGGGCGGGTTTCGGCCCGCCTGATTTCATCATGAGCAAAGAGCGACCACAACCACACAGCCAGGACGCCGAACGTTCCGTGCTCGGCTCGATCCTCGTGAACAACGAGGCGTACTACGAAGCAGCCGCCGCGCTGACGGATGCCGACTTCTATTCCGGCGCGCACCAGATTCTATTTCGCACGATCGCCAACTTGATCGAAGCGGGCAAGGTTGCCGATTTCGTCACAGTTCAGGCCGCGCTCGTGCAAGGCAATCTCATCGAGAAAATCGGCGGATTCGTTTACATCGCCGAACTCACGGACGGCGTTCCCGCGTTGAGCGCCATCCAACACCACATCGACATCATTCGCCAGAAGGCATTGCTGCGGCGCATCTACAAAGCTGCCGAACAAACAGCCGTCGCCGTTCGCGCCGAGAGCGATCCCGCCGACACGATACTGGACGAGGCGCAGCAACGCCTGTTCGTGCTCGCCGAGAATCGAATCAACAGCGACTTCGTTTCCGCCGTCGATCTCGAACTGGAAATCCACCGAACCTACGAGCGGCTTTATTGCGATCGCAGCAGCGTGACCGGAATCCCGACAGGCTTCCGCGACTTCGACAACTACACGTCGGGGCTACAACCATCCGAACTAATCATCATTGCCGCGCGTCCCTCGATGGGCAAAACCGCCTTGTGTTTGAACATCGCGCGAAACGTCGCCCTCGAACAGGACAAGGCGGTCGCGATCTTCTCGCTCGAAATGAGCCAGTCCCAACTCATGCAACGGTTGATCTGTTCCGATTCGCGCGTGGACGGGCAGGGCGTTCGATCGGGATGGATCGATAACAAGTCATTCCGAAAGATGATCGCCTCACTCAATCGTTTGAAGCGTGCCCGTCTGTACATCGACGAATCGGCCGCGCTGACCGTGGCGGCGATGCGAGCGAAGTGCCGACGATTGAAAGCAGAAAAGGGCCTCGATCTCGTCATTGTCGATTACCTGCAATTGATGAGCGCACGCGCCGAGAACCGCACGCAAGAAGTGTCGATGATCTCGCGCGGCTTGAAGGCGCTCGCCAAGGATCTTGCCGTGCCCGTCGTCGCGCTTTCACAACTCAGCCGACAGACCGAACAACGCGGCGGCGAGAAACGGCCGCAATTGTCCGATCTGCGTGAATCCGGATCGATCGAGCAGGATGCCGACGTCGTTGGGTTCATCTACCGTGAAGAGGTTTACAAACCCGCCGAGGACAACGCTGGCACCGCCGAATTGATTATCGCGAAACAACGCAATGGACCGATCGGCACGGCACGGCTGGCGTTCCTGAAAGGCATTACCCGATTCGAATCACTCGCACCGATTCGACAGCAACAGGAGAACGTTTAATGAGTTGCGAAGCCTGCACACACGCGCAACTTCAAGGCTACGGGATCGCCAACGAAGTGTTTTCCTTTACGTTCCGCGATCTGGGCTTTGAAGTTCAATGGTGCATCGGCGCCGTGATGCGCTACATCGTTGACGAGCGGAAGACGCCCGACACACTGATGCTCGAAAACATGCTGCCGTGGCTCGAACGCGTCGAGATTGTCGCGGAGCACATCTGGCACGTTCCCGCCGATCTGCCAATTATCGTCGTCACGATGAAGGACGGCTCGTCCGTCGTCATTGACGGCAACCACCGCGTCGCCCGCGCACTCGCGGAAGGGCGCGAATCCATCAAAGCCTTTTTCTTAACCGAAACCGAAGTCGAACCATTCGCAGTTCGCTACGAACTGACATAGGAGGATCCATGCAAACGAAAATCATCGTTACCGATTCCGATCACTGCACCCGATGTGGTGCGAAATGGACGCCCGAGCCCGTGGCTTCTGCAAACGGCATTGCCATTCACTACACGTGCAACGGCTGTGGACATGGATGCCGCGACACGTACGGACAGACGGAGGTGGCAGCATGAAACGTCCAGGCGACAGAGTTGTTGCCATAAAGAGCGTCAGCGACAAACACGCTTTCATTTATGGACTCGGCACCTACGAAGGCGACTTCCCGGTCGCCGACGAAGTGACGGGTTGCTTCGCCAAGATTACCCGCGAAGCCGGACTCACAAATCCGCGCATCAAGCTCGACAGCGGCAAAACCATCTGGGGCTGTGAATGCTGGTGGTACTTCGAAACAGAATTCGCCTTGTACGTCCGCATAGGCTACAGGATCACGACGGCAGACATCAACGAAGACCGCGAAAGGGCAAAGGAGCAGTTGTGAACGATCCGATCATCGATGCAAAGGACATCGCCAAAGACCTGAAGATTTCACGGGCGCACGCGCACAAGCTCATTACCGGCGACGTGCTCGGTTGCGAGCCGATTCCACACCTGGCACTCGGGCGACGCAAGGTCGTCCGGCTGTCGAGCTACGAAGCGTGGAAAAGCCGCATTGAGAAGGGTGGTATCATTGCGCCCGCGAAGGAATTGGCTGCCGCTAGCGCATAGGAAGACACAAAGATGCGTAAACGGTTCCAAACGGGCAACGTGAAAACCAAGGATGGTCGCTACTGGGTGGGCCAGTGGTGGGAGGATGGCGAGAACGGCAAGCGCCATCGACGAAACAAGATACTCGGCAAGATCAAAAAGATGACGATCACGGAAGCGAGAGCCAAGCTCGCCGACATTCTGCAAACGATCAACAACGCGGCGAAGGCCGAAGTGCCGCAGAGCATAACGCTCGAGGATTTTGCCACAACCGTCTTCTTCCCGTTCTACAAACGGAAGTGGAAGCCACTTTCGTACAAGTCGAGAACGGTCAGCATTCAGCACTACATCGTGGGCACGTTCGGCAGCCGACGTCTGGACGAAATCACGCGCGACGACATGCAACTGTTCCTTGATGGGCTGAAAGACCTCGCTTACACGACGGTCGATCATCTCCGATGGGATTTGAAACAGTTGATGGACCTCGCCGTGGCCGAACGTATCATTCCATCGAATCCGGTTTACGTGCCGCCTGCAACGATGCTGCTATTCGTTCCGCGCG